TTTTTAGGGTTTTATGAATATATTTGGTATTATGTTATATGTAATGGTATAATTACATGTATTTTTATAACCTCAGTGGTGAAATATATAAAATATATTAGGAATCGAAACCAAAACAGAAACATAAATGAACAACATGTTGTATGAACAAAGAGATTTAGACATTGCTAAAGGTTTATATAAAAACCAAGAAGAAAAGTGTGAACGATTTGCGAGAAGTATTCATAAACTTAGAGAATCTCGCAAACAGTACGATGATAAAAGAGAAAAAAGTAAAATAAAATTTTTGGACGCTGTTCCGGAGAAACAAGTTCAAAGTAGACATGTTAATAAAATGTGTCAGGCGATAACAACGAGTGGTAAAAGGTGTAATTTTAGAGCATCATGTGGTGTCTTCTGCAAAAAACACGTAGCTAAAAAATAAATGTATTGTTATATTAAATGTTAGATCAAGAAACTCTCAGACCTGTCATAATAGCCATGGCTCTTTATTTGGCAATTTCACAAATTATCCCAGAACTTTTGAAGAAACCAACGAATATTAAATTTATCGATGATATTGTTGCTATGTTGATCGCACAAAAGGGATCACTCACTTCGGGTACCATTCTCACCGGACTTATCGTTTTTATCACCAATTACATTAACGACGAATTCTTGTAAAATGTTTTCTCTAGACGTTAACATTCGTGTTCTTGGGTGATCCATATATCTTATTTTTTTATTATACGTATCTTCCATAAACTCCATGAGTTGATTTGCATTTGGTTTACCCCAGGTCATACCGGCCTTGAATAGGAAATCATCTTTTACCAACTCCTGGCGTTGACAATCAATTGTATACGGTGTTTTTATATATTCTGGTGCACCACCAAAGTCCGTGATAATAACGGGTTTATTTCGTAAAGCTGCTTCTACAGCCCCTAAACCAATACCTTCTGAACTTGAAAAACTTACATAACAGTCTGATTTTGCGTGTATGTCTTCCATAACTTCATTTGATACTAGATCGTTTATAATTGTGACGTTTGGTATATTTATGTTTATGGGTTGTTTACACGTTGCTTTTACAATAAGTCGTGCATCTGGTTTGTTTAGACGAATAAACGTTTCTAAAATTTTGTTAAAGTTTTTCCTAGGGTCTAATACATTTCCAATGTGATAAAACGTGTATGGTCTGTTATCTGGTACGTGAGCGTGTATTATAAAAAAATCGGTATCTGGAAATTGTTTTTTAAAAACTCTTTGACAAAATTCGCTCGGTACAGCAATTCTATCAAAAAGTTTAAAAAGTTTTCCGTAATCTTCGTGTACGGTTTCTGTTTCACATATAGTCATACACGTTACGTGTTTAACTTTACGTTTGATTTCCGGTATTTTGTCTAACCAGAATTGAACGGGTAAGGCGTAAATAAATGCTTTTTCACAGACGGGAATTTCGTCGTTTATGTCTATGCACTTACTACCAGGAAAAAGATCCATATATTTTCGCATTTGTTGCCCTATCCCACTTAAAGCTGTTGGTCCGATGAATAACATTTACTATAAAGATAATCTTTCTTTTATATATATTACGCGATGGACTCTGTTAGAGAACAAATTCAAAATCAACTTTCACGATCAAAAGTTCACACAGACGAACTTTATAGTATTATTAAACAAATTGCGGATCACATCGATCCACCAAAAGCTGTTCCCCCAGCTCCAGCACGAACTGTGAAACCAGCTCCAGCTCCAGTTCCAGTTCCAGCCCCAGCCCCAGCTCCAGCTCCAGCTCCAGCTCCAGCTCCAGCGCCAGCACCAGCACCAGCTAAGAAAACTGTTAAGAAGACAACAAAGTCAGCTTCTAAAAAGTAGGTTGAAGAGGTACGGGTTGTGGTCTAACTTTATTTTTTATGAAGTAAAATCCACCACCAATTAATGCAATGCAAAAGGCGAGATAATATAAGGGGTATTTCTTTTTCTTTTCTTTTTCCATTTTTTCGATATCCTCCTTATCTGGAAGTTTTTTAACATTTATGTTGAGTTCGTCTATCTTCCCGATAAGATTGTGTAGTGCTTCGAGTATAAGAATTTCCCTGTTTATAGGTTTTTCTTTAACATCTATTGATGTAATTTCCAACGTCATGAACCATTCCGAATCTGGTTGTAACGTGACATAATTCCCGTTACCCTGTTGTTCGTAAAATACAAAGTCGAGTTTTTGTATAGAGATGGGGTTAAATAAACTTGTTTCTCTATTAAATCCACGCCATTGTTTATCATGTATTTTAAAAGTGTTTGAACCATCAAATTGTCTTTCTAAAGGTATTCGAGTGAGTATTTGACCATGACGCTCGTCGAGAATCTGTGCGACTTTGGGTATATTTTCACATACGATGTCTATAAATTTAGCACCGTTACCAGCTCCACTACTTGTTGTACCAACTTGAGTAACGTAAAAATCAACAACTTTAAATCCACATACTTTACTCATGTCTGACACATGTGTGTTTGCTGTTAAATTAAGGTCGATTGAAAAAGTATTATTAGTACCCGTAACAAATTTTGAATCCACTGTTATGTACTGTACTTTTTTTGGTAATTCCTGGAGTGAAACCATCTTGTATTTAGTATATAAAAAAATAAACATAAATAATAGCAAATACAAACAAAAATGTTCCCTTTTTATTCCAGTGTTTGTAGGTTATTTCAAACTAGTATAAAAAATGTACCAAGTGATGTGATCGATACACCTACTCTTTCTAAAACAGTTTCAAAAGTGTCCTTGATAGATAACGATAAAATAATGTTATTACCAGATAATAAATCTTCGGATAATTTGGTGTCTGTAAACGATGTCGGTGAACGTGTTATACTCGAATATTCCAAATTTGACCCTTTATTTATACATTATAGACCTAAGTCAAAAAAGATTAAAATTAAATATACACACTAAATAAATGAAAATATGGACTACATGCACTTACACACCCACGACTTTAAACTCGCTTTCTGTCAGGCAACTGAAGGGCTCTGCGAAGACGTTAAAAGGATTATATGGGAAAAATCTCAAAAATATGAATACGAAAATCTTGTGTGCCCGGAAACCCCGAAAAAAACAAGAGAAAGGCGAGATTCACAATTCCCAACTGAAAGACTCGAAACGTTGGTCAGAAAATGGAGAGAAAAGTGGGGTGAACCATAATGTTATTTATAATCGTATGCAATTACTCGCTTACGAAGAATTTAATCACGAAGATTTTAAGAGAAGAGAATATGATTCGTATTCACTTGTTCTATATAGAACACTTATTGCAGAAACAACTTTACAGAGACGCAATTTGAAATATACAGCTATGTTTGGTGATAAATGGAAAAATAATGATAATATACACGAAATACGTAGACGTATAAACGATTCTTTGTGTGAGTGTGAAAGATTAAAAAATAGAGAACGTAAATTTAAGGAAAAATATTTTCAAGATCCTAATTATTTAATCAAGGGTATAGATACACTTTAGAAAAAACAAATATATGCTAAAACATGTACTGAGAGTAGTTGAAATAGCCATATGTAATATATTATTATACCAAGCATAAATAGAATATGATAGTAACCCTGTCATATTTACTATTATAAAATATGTACTGATATCGTCAACTTTTTTAGTATTATGAATTTTATATATTTGTGGTATTAAATTTATAGTTAGTAAAGTGCTTCCTACCCAACCTAAAATGTCTACGATGTGCATATTATTTTAAATATATATTTTATAACGTATACTATGTTGAGTATAATAAATCCTGGTAGTAAAACTCTTCGGATATCATGTCCTACAAAAAGGAAAGAAGGTATAGAGGAATATGAATATTTTAAATCTAAAATAAAAAAGTCAACATTACAATACGGTGCCATTGTATCAACCTACCATTTCATGTTCCATACACCTATTGATGGTATTTCTGCAAGTATTGGGGCCATTGCTTCGTATATTTATGTAAATTCACTTTCAGAGTATGTTGATAATATAGAACGTTCTTTCAATTTAAATAGAAGACTTTTAGTACCTACATCTCTTGCATTAGCTGAGTCTATGTGGAATTCCTCGGATTTTCCATTCGATTTTAATATGGGTGCAACACTTTTTGGTTTTTTGGTTTATAAAATAGCTTTTTATCAAATTGTTGCTGAGGAAATTTTAAAAGACAACGAAGACCTAAGTGAACTTGATCAAATGTAAAAAGTAAATAAATTAAAAGAATAAAAATGTCTGTTTTTTATGAATTGTTGAAAAAAAGTACGAACCTTATTCAAGTCGAAGAGATGAATGATCTCTTTTCATCCATTGCGAGTGATGGTAAATTGGACATGGAAATTTGGGGTCTTGAAGCTAATGATAGTTTCCCGGATAAATGTAATCCAAAACAATTTGATTCTCTTTCTTATATTGGATTGAGTAAACCGGATGGAAGGGAAGATCTTCGATTTGTTGAGTTCTTTTATGAAAATAAAGGGTGCGAAGGTATTATTGAACCCTTTTTTGAAATGTTATCGAAGAAATTATCTAACGATGGCAAAAAGAACATTATAATTGTTCCGCGTGTAATTCGTAATAAAACGAAAGAATTCTGGAAGATATATCTTAAAAAGTATTTTACAGATATTCAATCTGGTGAAAAATTTATTTCTAAAAATAAGATTCCTCCAGTTCTTGTATGGAACGAACTTACTAAAATCATGCCTTCTAAGCCCGTTGAGGATGATGAAGATGTTGAATTTGATAATTAACGAGTAATTATCCTACTTAAAAAATAGTTTACACTATGTTATATAAATAAAAATGAATAATCTTACTTTTGAACTTATTAAAAATTGTACTACGCTCGTTAAACTCACGCACCTCAACGATCTCTGTAATAAATTAACCGATACGAATAGTGATGTATACGCATTACGCGCCGATTTTGGTTATCCCGAACACCTTATCCCTAAAAATAATAAAAAAAATCTCGCTTACATGGGTATTTCTAAAAATAAAGTAGATACGACTTACGGTCAAGCACATTTTATTACGTTTACCCACGAACCTAAATTGTCTATACGCGATGCACCCGTTGGTATTTTGAGAAACATGTATAACATATACATGGACGATAAAATCGAAGAACTTGTTGAGGATGGGTATAAAGATGGTGAAAACTTTTCTGTTGAATTATTTCCACAAACTATTGATCGTAGAAACGTTGGGTATTGGAGATGGGTATTGGAGGATGATTGGGGTGTGTGTGATCAAATATCCATGAACGATCTTATTGATGATTACGAAATTAAAAGGTATATAGATTGGGCTGATTTGTATAACATTTTACCCGAAAATATTGACGATATTGAACACGAGGATGAAGAAGAGGACGAGGGTGAATATGATCTTGATGGTGATTTGTCCGAAGAAGAAGGTGAATATATAAGCGAATCAGAAACCTAAGTCTATAATAAATGTAAAAAAATAAAAACTAAAAAACTAAAAATGCGACCAAATTGTTCCTACGAGAGCTGTTATTGCAGAGCTGGTAAGAACGGATTCTGTTTAAAACACAAAGATATTGGCGAAGCTATCGAAGCTTTACTCTTGCTTTCAAAAAGTATTAAAAATAAAAATAAAAATAAAATTAAGTAATCATGTCTACGGAGAATGATACGAATACGCGTGTTATTCAAAAAATAATGACACTTGTGGACGATCATTCTGATGAATTGCCAGAAGGTGATTATTTAGAAATTTGTAATAAACTAAAAGATATGTTTCTAAATAGACATAATACTAGACGTCCACGTACCTTACCTCGTAGTTTACAATCAAACCCAATGGATGTTATTTATGAACGATGTATGGTTCTTGTTAGAGAAAGAAAAAGATTAAAACGTTCGTTGAATCGAGTAAAAATAAAACATCGTATAACTGCGCGTTTAAAAAGAGAAGCACTCGATTCGTATTGTGATGCCCTAAATTTACCATACTGTGAGACTTTACAGGATTTACAAGAACTTGGACACGCTTCGAATTCGAATGATTTTTTTAAGGATTATATGAACTTAATTAATGGGTACCTTAGAGGTTTAAGGGAAGGGTATATAGTTGAATGTGATAATATAGAAAATGAGATTTTGGTGTACTCAAATTTTGTTTGTGCAACACAACGTATTATAGATTCTTTTAATGATATTCAGTTAAATATTCCACCAATTCGGTAATGAAATGTAAAATATACACAAAAAAAACCTAAGTCGATGTAAAAATATAAAAAAACTAAGTTATTAAAAATGGACGAGCTTACCAATTTAATGCGTTTAATTGACTTGAATTCCGAGATAATCCCCGAAGGAAATTATCTTGAAATGTGCAACTCAATAAAAAAAGTACACGACACAATGTCTCGATCAAATTCGAATGACGATTCTGAATCCGATGACGATGAGCAATTTAGGATTCGCGAAATTATACGTCGTGATATGCAAACGCCATTTTCAGCACAGAGAAGTAATAGACGTAGGTATTACGATACCGATACCGATGATGATTCTGAAGATTTACAGAATGCGGATGCAGATGTGGGTATCGAAGATCCACCAGGTGAAGACGATGATGTTTTGATGGCTTCTCCAGGGGAAGCACGAGATTTATTGCGTTATGTTAATTCAGTTTTACCACATATAAACGTTCCTCGAGAAATTGCTGATGATGTTGGATTTCATAGGGAATTGCGACAGATTGAAATGGCGCATAACGAGAATGAATTACGAAGACTGGAACAAAAGATTGTGGACGTACAAAGGACTATTCGTAAAACTAAGATTAGACAAAGAATTACTGCAAATGTTCGTAAAGACGCTGTTAAAAAACGAGCTCAAGAACTTAATATGAGATTACCCAGATACACTATCGGTGCTCTTTTGGATAAGGGACACAATGTAGGTAATGAAAGAGAATTTTACAAAACCTACCTTGATGAGTATAACGACGAAGTTGTAAATAAATTAAGCGAATTGAACGACGATTTAGTTGGTTTTCTTAGAGAAAAAGATTGTATTTTAGCGGAAATGAACGAGTTAGACGGTTAATTTAATTATCATTTAAATATAATTTTACACCATTTTTCATTAATATTACCGAAAGGTGAAAATTCAAACAAAACGTGTATTAATGCACCAACAATTATAAGTACACCTACCCCATTATATAAATATTTCGTTATTGCCCAGAATAATAATTGTAAGATAACACCTATCGTGAGTGCTTCGAGAAGGACTGTGGATACAGGCCGGATATTCATTTATTATTTATAAATATTTTATTTGTAGATTATATAAAATAGAATAATGTTATCGTCTAGAAATTTAGGAAATGCTGCACCAATGTTATTTTTCACATTGGCTTTGATTGCGGTTGGTATAACTATTGCCGTTGTTTTACCTAGAAAATCAAATTATTTTGATGATCTCGAAGAACTCGAAGAAAAATAAATATATTATTAAAAATTAATATCTCGTGATATATAAAATGATACCCCTTCTTATTATCATTCTATTAGTCATTTGGTTGATTATAAAAGTTAGACGCCAGGCTGAGTATTATAAGGTCGAGGGTTTAAAACTTTCGTGGGCTAATAAAGCCAACATAGAAGGTAACGTGTCTAAATGGATTTTTGTTTTAAAAGATAAATCGGGAAACGAAATTCATAGATACGAAAATAACGAGGCTGGAAACCTTAAAGACTGGACAAATGTTTCGGTCGACGTTATAGGTAAAAAGGAGTTTGATGAAAAAATTATTGGTGATAATACACTCGAAATTTATTATAACGACGCCGAGGAGAGTAAAAAACTTTATACAACGACCGTGAATTATAGTGAGAGTGATTTTAGTGGAACTATAGATACGAATAATCTCGAAGAAGTTCAGGAGTTCAAACCAGCTTTTTCATATGAATTTATCATGAACAAAAAAAATCAGACTTTAGGAATACACGTTGAGTATATAAAACTTGATGGTGTTTTGGCGACAAAAGAACAAACGACTATACACAAAAATCCTAATAGAAACAATAAACCTGATAATATGTTTAGTATTGGAAGTGGTACACAAAATTACGCGTCATGGAACGCGAATGGTCATAATGTAGGTGATAAGATATTTACCATTGAATCCGATAAACAAATCGAAAAAATAGATATAGCATACACAAGACCTCGATATGCACCTGGGTGGATAATAAAAGAAAATGGGGTTGCGAAGATTACAGAAACGTCTAATAGAGGTAATAACATGACTCCTAGACCGGTAGTGTATACTTATAATATAAAAGATGGGACTACGCCTTCACCACCACCTCCACCAATTACAGAAATTCCTCATCAAATCGACGGTGGTTCCGATGGGTGGTGTAATCACGGGAACTCGGTTCACCAGGACGTTCCGGGGTGTGGACGTATATGTTCTGATAGTAATACCGTTGGACGTAAAGATAAGGGTACATGGGGGTCGTGGAATGCTTATCCAGGTAGTGTTGAATGTCCAGCCGCCAAGTTAGACCAGGTATGGAAAATGGAAGGGAATTCGAGAAAACTTGCGGTTGGTGATTATAGTAGGGGTCACGTGGCGCAGGTGGACCCGATGCAACAATTTACCACGGGTGAACAACTTTATATTAAAGGGGGTAAACATCTTAGATTTTGTGCAGATGAAGGAAACAATACTATATGTAATAGAGGAGGTATAGGGGGTTGGGAAAGGTTTAGATTTACCAGGAATAGTGATGGTACATATTCGTTTAGAGGGGGTAGACATAATAAATGGTGTGCAGATGAAGGTGATAAGATTAAATGTAATAGAAATAGTATAGGGGGTTGGGAAAAATTTAGAATTAACAAGAATAGTGATGGTACATATTCACTTAAAGGAGGTAGACATCATAGATGGTGTGCAGATGAAGGTAACACTATTAGGTGTAATAGACATGGTATAGGGGGTTGGGAAAGATTCAGAATTGGAAAAGTATAATAATCTGTCTTAAATAATTTTTATAAAAATTCAAACATTTTTAACGTGAAATGAATGGTAAACATGTTTGAAAAAAATATAAATATACTATATAAACTAACCAATGAGTAAAGTAATTTTAATTGGTATTATAGCATGTATTGTTATTGGTATCGCTGTAGGTATATTCTTTGGTGTAAAAGATCTTACAAAGAAATCGGGTGGTGATGGTGATGCTAAACGACCTGAACTCAATTTTTCTAACGAAGCGACTAAAACGATTAATCCTCAGGAAGGTGAAGAAAAGAAAGTTGAAACGTATATGATCGAGTATGCCGAGGGGGATACGGATGAAAAAGAAGCGGGTAAATTTATCGATCTTACGTTAAAATGGACTAACCAGGAGGGTTTTAATGGAGTTGTTGATAAACTCATATTTACGAGAACTCTCGATGGAACAGAAGTCCAACCCCAAAAAGAAGTTTCGGAGGAATCTGCTATTACCGATTACGGTAATGGATCCGTTACGTTTAAAGGTACTGAAGTTACTTCTTCTACCGTTAAGGGTAAAAATATAATTAAGGCCTATTATAACGAATTAAAGCAGGAAAACTTATTAGCGACGGCTGAAATGGAGATTACTGAATCTGATTTTACTACAACACTCGCGGGACCTTTTGGGGACCTTGTAGTTCCCGTTTCTATAAGTAGTGAATCGTTCAAACTTACGAAACAGGTTAAGAAAACGTTATACCAGATTTCGCATGCACCTGGAAGATGGTTTAATGTTGTTCCTCATGGTGGTGGTGTATACCAGTTTAAGTTTGACGATGGTAAATTTCTTGAGTTTGATGGTCATAATAAATTCAAATTGAGTAAGTATAAGGGTAAAAAAATGCTCTTGACCGAAAAAGGAGAAAATGCGTGGGTACCAACGCGGGGTAGTTGGATTCCCATTGGTAAAATGAAAAAGGATGATTATAGGTTTGCACAGTGTGATTTGTTTGGTGCAAACCTGATTATGCAAACCGGCGAAACGTTAAACCCATCTGACAAATTATGGTTATCGCCAAATAAAGAATTTCGTGCCGTGTATCAAAAAGGTGATGGAAACTTTGTCGTGTATAAAGAAAACGATTCTAATAACAACGTTCATGCTTATGCGAGTTCGAACGGAAGTTTCAATTTAAGACTTAGTGCGAACGGTAATATTTCATTTAAGAAAAGTGGAGACGATCTCGTTAAGAGTGCTCAAGGGTATAAATACGCTGAAAAACATGGTTTAACTGCACCATTTTTATTTATGGTTTCTGATTTTGGTGGTTTACACGTCGTATCGAAGGAAGGTGTGGAAGTTGTGAACAATAATAGGGCGTTCGGTCCTCTTTCTAATTATTATAAAACACACGCGGGTGATTTGTGGGGGTACGATAATGAGGGATATACCGGTAAGAGTTTCAACGACTGTTCAATAGAATGTGATAAGGATTTATATTGTGCCGGTTTTACGTATGACCATGGAAATAAAAACTGTTGGACTAAAAATTACGATGCGCGATATTTGGGTGTTGACCCAAAGAATGATAAAAATGCCGATAGATGGTCAAACTTTAATAAGGAAGATGGTAGTACCGATTGGAAGGCGGTACAATATTACCAAAAGAAACTCGATGGCAATTGTTATAGAGATCGATACTCCGACTTGGCAGGCAAAAACTCAATATTACTTAGAGATCACTATTATCAACATGGTAGAGGAGAAGGTAGAGATCCAACGTGTGATACTACCATACCTGTAAATTCGAAAAAAGGGTATTATCTCGACCCAGATGTGAAGTATTATTCAAACGAGTTCGATACGGTTAAGAAAGTTGGTTGGAAGGGGTGTAAAGATACCGTTGCGGAGAAAGGATTTGAGATTTGGGGTATTAGGTCGGCTAATCAAAAAAGTGATTGGTCCAATACATGCTATGGGTATAAAAAGGGTGCAGCAGCGACAGAACTCGAACGGGCTGTGCACGACAATCATTTCATGGGGTGTGTGAACGGTAAAACTTTGGATTCGGGGTGTACTAGCGATTAACTTTTAAATGTATAAAAAAATAATTCACGCATGTTTATTTTAAATCGAGGTTAACATGTTTGAAAAAAAATATAAATGTATTATAAAAACTAACCAATGAATAAAGCAATTTTAATTGGTATTATAGCGTGTATTGTTATTGGTATCGCTGTAGGTATATTCTTTGGTGTAAAAGATCTTACAAAAAAATCGGATTCTGATGAAGAAGAACGTCCCGATTTACAATTTAATAAAGCGGCTAAAACACTCCAACCTCAGGAGGGTAACGAAGACGAAAATGCTGATCCAGGTGATGCCGTTGTTGAACAGGACGAAGGGTACCAAATCGAGTACGAAACTGGAACCGACGAATCTGGTAATAAGAGTATCGATATAACTGTTTCATGGAAGAACGGTATGGGTTTCAGTAAAGTGGAAAAACTTATTTTTAGACGCGAGGTTGGTGATTCTGCCGTACAAGAGGACATTGTTGTTGATTCAGGTGATGGTATCGCGAATAACGGGGGAGGTAAGATAACGTTTAAAGGTGACGATTTAACGGATCCAACTAAATCGATTATTGGTGTGAATAAGATAAGTGCATGGTTTAACGAGGTTAAGGGTGAAAACTTGTTAGCCGATACGGGTGAAGATATTAAGATTACACAAGCGGATCTCGATACGACTATCGATTTAACAACTGCGGAAGTTGTTGACGTTCCAATTACACTCGATAAAGAATCGTTCAAAGCTGAAAAGATTGGTAGAGAAACGCTTTATTTGATCGAGGAGTTCCACCAGTGTTTTAAAATGAAACAATTGGGTGGTGGTAAAGTCGAGTTTACCCAAATATTAACTAATGAGGTCGATAAGTTATGGGATAATGCTGATTCGTTTAAACTTAAAAAGTATAAGGATGGGTTCATGTTAGGACACCCAGAAGATAGCACTAAAGTTTTGGTAAGAAGAGTGTTAACAAAAGATGATATTGATTTCAGTGATAATAAAGCTATTCACCATAAACCAACGTTTAAAAAATTGAGTGAAATGAAAAAAGCTGAATACGCACGCGCACTGTTCCATTTGGAACCCGTGCGTACAGCTATACGGTCGGATAGGAACGGTGGAAAAATGGAGACTGGTAAGGAATATCATTCACCCAGTGGGAAGTTTACGTTTAAACAACACCCTAATAAGATAACTTTACACATTTATGATCAAACACAGAAAACCGATGTCTGGGCAGCGGCGCAAGGCCCAAGACCTTTTAATAAGCCATGTGATACACCTAAATTACAAGGGGATGGTAATTTTTTTATGAAAGTAACTGGTAGTCAAGATGATTGGGGTTATAGAAGTGATACGTGGCAACATGGTAATGGTAGAACCCCGTATAGAATTGTTGTGGGTGATAATGCAACTGTTGCGATTTTGAAAAAAGATGGTCGGGTCATTCACTATATATTCCGCGCAAAACCAATCAGTATTGCCACTGCAGCTGGTGGTGCCCCTAAATGGTCTTCATGGACGAGTCCATCGAACAGGTTTAAACATAGTGGTTTGGCGATACTTCACGACCGTTGGTATAAGAAATCGAACGAAGGTGGGTGGATTAAACTTGACAATGGTCGACACGCTAAAGATTGGGGGTACAAATGGGTTGCGTATACAATGTCGGACGGTAATGCTGGGCACCATTACGAACTTTTTAATAGATGGGCTACTGTCGGTGCCAATTATGTATATTTACCAGATGGGGCGTGTGATATACAAAGTAATCATAAGAGAACAGAAGGTTCGAGTGTAATAACAGGTCAAAAAGCCGATTCGACTGCCCCTACCTTGTATAAGGGTCCAGAACACGTAAAATTTGCACAGGGAAGTTACGATACGTGGAAAATATACTATATTCCAAGTTTACCTTTGGAAGGGTATGTTAATAAAAACAATCAACATGATGCATTACAATCAAGTGAAGACCAAAGGAAAGAAGAATATTTCGGGGATGACCAGTGTCGAACACGCGCAAATGAGTTTGATGGAGCAAACGCGTTCGTTTATAGACACTATAGAAGTGATACTGATGGATGGACGCATACATGTGCACCAGTTAAGTTATTTAACATAGATAATTTGAGAGGGAACGTGAATTACGAAACCAACCCCTCGCGTCATGCAACTGGGTGTACTAATCCATTAAAAAGTGCGCGAACGGGGTGTTCGACTGCGATCGATGTACCAGAACGTGGTGGTACATATCAGGGATCCGTTAGATGATAATTAATAACAATTTAAAGAAAACCTAAGTGAGTGAGTATTAAAAAAATAAAATTAAGAATAAATATTAAATAAAAATGTCCGAATCTATTGAAAATATTTTAAACGAACTTGTACGAGCTACAACTCGACAGTACGATCAATTCGATAGAAATAACGAAAGACTCCTTTCCAACAGTGAACTATTAAAAACTCTCGTTGAAAAGGTAGTAAAACTTGATGAACAAGTTTCTGGATTGACAAAAGCTCAATCTGATTCAAAGGAGGAGATTAAGTATCTTAGGGAGAAACTTAATGTGGCTTCGAGTGCACTCGTTGAACAGAATAAAAATTTTCACGAGAGGGAACAGACGTGTGTAAACATGGTAAAATCTATGATGGAGAAGATGGATACATTCGAGAAACCTCGTGTTAAGAAACCTGTGAATACTGAACCGCGACGTCAATGTAAATGTTTTACAAAGAAGGGTATTCAATGTAAAAAATATTGTATCGATGGTTCTGATATGTGCAAACAGCATACCAATATTTCTTTAACAAACGGTGATACTTCAAACGAAAGTGAACCGCCTTGTGATACTAGTGAAACGGATATTCGCGAAGAATCTGAAAACACTGTTGTGAAAAAACCTGATGGTAGGAAGAGAAGGAAACCTGCTAAGAAGAAAATACCACCACCCGTTCACAATCACGAACCTGGTGAATCATCACAGGATTGTGAATTGTGTACGACACATGGAGATATACTTGATCCTGATATGCCCGATGAAGAGTTTACGGGTGTTGATGTTGATGGTATGACTTTGGAGGATCGTTTGCGTATGGTTATTCAAGAAGAGGAGGGTGAACTTATGAGTAATATTTCTAATACATCTACTGATATAAAACAGACGACGATGACTTTCAATGAACAAAGTTGGGCTGATATGTTGGAAGAGGAAGAAGAATTACAGAACGATCCTGAATATACTGAACGTATTAAAAATGTAAAGGTATGTTATGGATAAAAGTCTTCGTAATGTGATGAATATCGTTGATGAACATAAGGATAAGATTCCTGAAGGTGCATATATTGAAATATGTAATAATCTTCGTGATATTCGTCGAATATATAGTGGTGTGTGTATACGAAAAAATGTTGACCGAGTTGGTCGGTTTTTAAAAATGATAATTTATGTTGGGATTGGTACAATAATGCGTGAAAAAATAGCTAAAAAATAGATTGTTTTAATATAATATAATAATATGAGTTCAATTTTATCGAATAACCCTATTCGTAAAACCATGTCTCTTTTAGATGAACATAAAGATAACTTACCAGAGGGTGTATATTTAGAAATGTGTGATAATTTGAAAAGTCTTTATTTGACAGGTGGTGATGCGGCTCGTGATGCATATTTACTTGATTTAACAAATGAATATTATAGTTTACTCGAGGATAATGAATCGTTGCGACACCAATTGGTAGAACAAAAGAGAGAACTTTTACGTGCGAATGTGTCTCGTTTTGAGAGGGTGTCTAGACCTGCAGTTATTCAGCCTCGTGGTATGCTTGAATCTATACTTTTTGATCCACAGGCATCTCCGATTAGTGCTATAAATCCGGTATCTACATCTGCCTTCCGTGGGTTTGCGTCGTCAAATGATACGTCATCTTCTATGGATACTGATACGTCATCTACATTTGGTCGTGGTTCCGCTACTCGTATTGGTAGGAGATGATATATAAAGGATATATAAACCAAACCAATTTAATACACGTTTAAAAATACTAACCTTTTTAAACGTGTATCATTTATATATACTTACTCTATAACCACAAAACCTAACGTAAATTATGTCTTTATAAATTACATAAATAGTACCAGAAAATTAAAAATACCAGGCGGATTAATTTCTTAGCTATATATTGAGAGTAGAAAAATGTATCAACCCCCAAAATACCCTCTATCAAATAGGTATCATTTAGACATAGCTCCTCTATAGGCCTTTTGAGGGCTATTTCTCTAGTTAAATTAGCCCTATTTTTTGTCTTGATTT